ATCAGTAGTTTACTTCCCAATCAAGTCAGGTCATCCAAGATCTGAAAAGGATGTCACTCTGTTTGAAAAGATTGCACTTGCTGCAACTGCTCAAAAGTACTGGTCTGATAATGGTGTTTCTGTAACATTATCATTTGATAAGGAAACAGAGTCAAAGCACATTGTTCCAGCACTTAATATGTACGAGGGACAACTAAAGGCTGTCTCTTTCCTTCCAATGGGGAATACAGTTTATCCACAGCAGCCTTATACTCAGATTACTGAAGAGCAATACGAGTCCTATATTGGTAAGTTGAAGCACATTGATTTTGCTGCAATTTACGATGGTGTAGATAACCTTGAGGCTCAAGGCGAAGCATATTGCACAACAGACTATTGTGAAATTAAAATAAACAAGTAGGCTTCTGTGGTAAAATAGACCTATAATGTCTAATCCATCAAACCTGTACGCAGAGAAAATATACGCAGAACATCCAATGGCTTTTTGGGCTCTGGATGACAAGGCAGATTATATTAGTTTGATTACTGATGCCCAGAGAAATCTTGCAGATACAGGGTATTGGAAAGACACTTTAAACGGATCAGCAAGTGAATATTTTACTGAAATCGATGCTCCATTTTTAGAAAGCCCTGTAACAAAAATAAGAGGAAATTCAACAGGAAATGATTTTGGGCAGGTGGTATGTATAAGTCAAAACATAGCAAACTTTACCTCTTTAAATAAAAGTCTTTCAACATTCTCTATTGGAGCATTTATTAATTCTCTTAGCGTATATGTTTACAGTTTTGAAATAGGCTATGAGTATGACGACACAATAAGTGGTAGCACAATTCAAAGGTTAAAAACTTATGTTTCTTCAGTACAAGACAAATGGATTTTTATTTCAGAAACATTTGATAGGCCAGAAGAAAGTGCACTGTTTAGAATTGTTATAAAAATTAACTATTTAGATCAAGGAAACAATCCAGACGACTATGAGTTTTTGATTAATGGTGTGACTGCTGGCCAATGGTCAGAAGAATTTAATTCATCCTCTCTTGGAGTAGGAAGATCTTTTTTACCAAACAATATATCTATAGAGACATCAAGAGGCGTTACAGCAAGTGCTTATGGGCGTCAAGATAAAAAGGGATATTATCTTGTTTCCAAGGAAAGCCTCATGGCAAAGAATACTGGGATTCCAATAGTCTACGGAGCATCAAATCTTACTAAACTTTTACCAAACTCAAACACTCTTGGAATGACACACGCCGTTACCAGTTCTAGTGGGGCCTATGTTTTTGCTGGTACAAGAAATCCAATAGTTACAGTTACCCGTGGATCAACCTATAGTTTTGGTATGAATGCTCCTGGTCATCCATTTTTTATACAAACAACAAGTGGGGCATTTAACAGTAACTCTGTATACACAACTGGAGTTGAAAATGGAGGCGCTGCAGTTGGATTGATTACTTGGGTTGTTCCAGAAAATGCTCCAGACACTCTTTATTATGCTTGTGGTAATCACGAAACAATGAATGGAAAAATTAATGTTGTAGATCCAGCACCCAAGCCGTCTTTAATAATTCCAGGTCAAGGATTTTTAGGAGCAGATGGACAGTATAAAGAATACACTTTAGAAGCATGGCTAAGAATTAACTCAGACTCAATAACAAAGAAAAGAATTATTGGTCCACTTGGTTCTGACGACGGAATATATGTAGAAGGTCCATTTTTAATATTAAAAATAGGATCAAACTTTGGATCTTATTATGTTGGAGAATGGACCAGGCCAATGCTAATGCACTTGAGGGTTAGTGAAAACAATTCCTCTTTGCTTATAAATGGAGAAGAAGTTATATCACTAAAATACTTAACTGAAGAATTGTCCTTCCCAACTAGTCTAGATTCTGATAAGAGAAATCAAGACTGGATTGGTTTCTATGCCTATGAAGATGTGTCCCCAATTGAAGTCGACTGTGTTGCTCTATACACATACCAGGTGCCAATTGTTTTGGCTAAAAAAAGATTTGTTTACGGTCAGGGAGTTGAAATACCAGAAGGTATAAATAAAGCCTATAGTGGCTCATCTGTTTATATAGATTATCCATTTGCCAACTATGCAAATAACTATTCTTATCCAAATCTTGGCAACTGGTCTCAGGCAGTTGTGGACAACTTAAAGACAGACGGTAATCTTTTGGCTACTCCAGACTATAAGTTACCAGAAGTTGTCATTGGTGGGGTTCCTATTGACAACATTTCTTCTAGTTTTTTCTCTCAAGATGAAGAAGGTATGTATTTGTCTTTTGATGAATTTGATAAGTCCTATATGTATTTTGATAGTTTAAATTTTTTAAAAGAAAAGGCAAAGTCTTTTTACGGATCCTTTAAATTTGTGTCTACTCCAACAACAAAGCAGGTTTTATTTAAGGCAGAATCAAAGACATCCTCAAACTATTTTGAAATTTCTTGTACGGGAAGATCAATAAGGTATATCTTAAAGTACAATGATGTAGAAGAAATACTATTAACTTTATCTTCCATAGACCTTGAAGAAATGTTTTCTGTAGGAATAGACATAGATAGCATATCTCATTACTTTGGTGGAAACGTCTCATCATTCTTTGGAAATTCAAGTAGCCTTAGTTTTTATATTGGTGGTAGTTCAAACCCAACAGAAACCTTTTCTGGAAAGATATATAAAGTTGGGTTTTGTACCTCCAGAAATCACAAATCAATTGCTGATTTTTTTAATGAAAAGGGAATTGTTATAGAAAACGATAGTGTCTTTGTTGAGTATTTACAAACTCCAGATGTGGAATATAACTCAACAGATGATTATTTTGGAAACAACCCAGGAGAGTGGGACGCCATAATTGATCCAGGCCTACCTTCTTTATCAACAGGTAATACTCTGCAAGCACATACTGCAAGTTACACTTTATCTCCAACAATAAATTTTGGCTCTTACTATCTAGATATAGATATTTCTGGATACTGGGAAGATTATATTCCCCTTACATATTTTTCAAAGTATGTAACAGATAACAAGAATAAACCATACTATGACCTAGATTTTATTCAATTCAATATAAACTATCCAGCACCATCTGTATTCGTAGAAGAAGAGCAGTTTGGATCCTGGACTTACTCTGAACTCTTTGACGAATATAGTACCCCAGTGCAAAGAGATTACTCTTCTTTAGATAATCAACTATTTACTGGTTACTTAGACTATACAGATTTAAGAGATCGAGCATACAGAAACTACAAATATGATACTTCAAAATCTCTTGTAAAGTCTTATATTACTTTTCAATATGTTCAGAATGGTGCAAACCTTTCAGAAGAAAACTTTATAAATATAGAAAGTCCCTCAAATGACTCATTTGTTATTCCAGGGGAGAACTGGAGAACAACTAAATATGAGGTTGTAGATAACATGGTAATTTATACACCAAAAGATGTTAGTAATCTAGACCTTGCAATTGTAACGCATCTTGAGTTTAATGTTAAAGGTATATTAAAAAATAATGTTGCAATTAGAACCCTTGAGTATTGTTCTCAAGCATTTAACAACACCTCCCCTAATCCAGTTGGAACAAGGTTTGGACAGCCATTGTTCCCATATAAGAAGTCTGGATTCTATTATGACTATAAGAGTGAAAATCCATTTACAATATATAAAGGAACTTCTCCCTACCTGTATTTGACACGGTATAGTGGAGTCGAAGTAAAAGGAACCATGGACCCATCAATTAACAGGGGTTTGTCAATTTCAATTAATAAAGAAAAGTCTACCAACTTTAAGGTTATGGCTATGCAGATGGCTGTTAGATACGATAAAGATGCATTCTCTTATGGATCAATAGAGGTATTTGAGATTAAGGCAAGAGACAGACATATAAAGTTTTACATGTCAGCAATACATCCATCTGGACAAAGAGCAAAAATCTATGCAATAGATGCAAATACTGGTAGGCTAGAAAATGGAATTAAATTTTATCTTAATGGAAAGATTGTAAAAGATCCAGTCCTGACTGTTAAAGAGTGGGCCTTCCTAGGTATATCTTTTCCAAAGGTGTTAGACTTTGAAAATAGAGTTGGCCTAATTAACCTAAACGGTCCTCTACTATTTAATACAATTTCGTATTACGAATCAAGCAATCTTCAAGATGTTGAGCAAGAAGAATACAGAAAGTGGTTTGGGGTAAAATACATTATGCCACAAGATATTGAGTGGGAGTACTGGATGGACGGAGACGGCCTCTGGGAGGGAGTATTAACACTTTCTAAGACAAACTACTATGGCATTGACCCATCCACAATCTATAAGAGTTATACTGGAACTAATAAGATTATTATTGATAGTGAGTCAAAGTTAGTAATTAATAACACAAGGTCAGCCACAGAACACGAGTATCGCATATATTCTGGTATTAAGTCGAAACTAATAACAACCACTGCCATCTAATATGGTATACTTTAGTATATGAATACTCAAGATCCACGCAAAAAGAAGAAGGCTTTGCCCAGAATGAAGGGGCAAGTGGGAGAGTCCCGTGTAAAAGTTATTGAAAAGCATTACGAGTGGGGCCTATATGTTTATAAAAAGGCTAACGGAAAATGGTTTACAGACGGAACTGGCTCTGTTTTAAACATACAATCTCAAAAGGGAGACATTCTTCAGATCTCTAAACTTAAAGAAGCAGCAAAATATTACGGGGATGAAGGAGATGGAACATGCGTATTCGTTCCAGGCCTAACAAGAATCTCAGAAGAAGAATACTCTGAGCAAAAACAAAGATTAGCAGAGGGATTAATTCCTTCAATGAACGATCTTGGCGCAGTGCAGGCAGCCAAAGACACTATTGCAAAATATGGAAGTGATGACTAATGAGTGAAGACAAAGAGTTTTTTATTAGAGCAAAGACAGATGTTCCTCTTCCAGAAGATGATACATTTATAAAACAAGATCCATTTAATCAGTCTTGGGATGTAATTAAAGACCTTCAAGGACTTGACGCTAACTTTAAAAGAAGAACCTCTAGAGTAATTAAAGGTGAAGCAACTCAGGCTTACATGGATAGTTCAAGAGCAGACAGTGTTGGTATTGACGGAGCAAGATCTAAAGAGATTAACTCAGGGACAGTTTTTAGAAATGCATACGGACTCTTTGATGTAATTACTCCACCTTGGAATTTATATGAACTTGCAAGTTTCTATGACACATCATTTGCTAACCATGCAGCAATTGATGCAAAGGTAGAAAACATTGTTGGTCTTGGTTACGAGTTTAAAGTTTCAAAGAGAACTATGCTTAAGTTAGAAGCATCAGAGCCAAAAACTTCTGAGAATGCAAGAAAAAGAATTGAAAGAGCAAAGATTGAAATGACTGATTGGCTTGAGTCTTTAAATGATGAAGATTCTTTTACAACAACAATGGAAAAGGTTTTTACAGATCTACAAGCGACAGGAAATGCTTATCTTGAAGTAGGAAGAACTGTTCGTGGAGACATTGGATATGTTGGTCATATCCCGTCTACAACAATGCGTGTACGTAGATTGCGAGATGGGTATGTTCAGGTTATTGGAAACAAGGTTGTTTACTTCCGTAACTTTGGAGCAACAAATCCAAATCCACTTGGAACAGATGCACGACCAAACGAAATTATTCACTTTAAAGAATACTCACCCCTAAATACTTTTTACGGAGTGCCAGATATTATGTCAGCAATTGGATCACTACATGGAGATCAACTTGCATCACAATACAATATTGATTACTTCCAGAACAAAGCAACTCCAAGATATGTCGTAACTCTTAAGGGTGCGAAGTTGTCTGCTGAAGCAGAAGACAAGATGTTTAGATTCTTGCAGACAGGGTTGAAAGGGCAGAACCATAGAACCCTCTATATCCCATTGCCAGGAGACTCTGACACCAACAAAGTAGAGTTCAAGATGGATCCTGTAGAGAATGGAATTCAGGAAGCATCCTTTAAGGAATATAGAAAGCAGAACAGAGATGATATTCTTGTTGCCCACCAGGTTCCTCTTTCTAAGATTGGTGGCTCTGATTCTTCAGCCATTGCTGCTGCACTTTCACAGGACCGCACCTTTAAAGAGCAAGTTGCAAGACCAGCACAGAGAAACCTTGAGAAGATGATTAATAAAATTGTAAAAGAAAAAACAGATATTCTGGAGTTTAAGTTTAATGAACTTACGCTTACAGATGAAATTGCTCAATCACAGATTATCGAAAGACTTGTTAAGACACAGGTTATGCTTCCAAATGAAGGTCGAGAACTTCTTGGTCTTCCACAGATCGAAGGGGGCAATGAGCCCTTTGATCCAAAGCCAGAACAGGCAGCAAACGATAATGCAGACAGAGCACGGGACACTGAAAGAACAAACAACCAGTCTGATGGACCAGCCACAGTAAGTGGAAGAAATCCAAAGGGTGAAGGTCGTAAGGTTGATGATGTGCCCGAAATGTCCAAATAGTGATACTTTAGCAAAAAAGGGTATATAATATAATAACCATGATTATCTCAAAAGCAAATTGGAATACGGATGGCGATAATTTACGCCTATCCATGCCTTTTAGTAAGGTAGATAAAGAGCGACGAATCGTCTCAGGTTTTGCATCCCTAGATAATCTTGATAAGCAAGATGACATTGTAACGGCAGAAGCATCAATGGCAGCATTTGCAAAGTTTCGTGGGAACATTAGAGAAATGCACCAACCACTAGCAGTTGGCAAGATGGTTAACTTTAAAGAAGATAAGTACTTTGATCCAGAATCAAAGAAGTTTTATAAGGGTGTATTTGTATCCGCATATGTTTCAAAGGGTGCACAAGACACTTGGGAAAAAGTTCTAGACGGAACGCTAACTGGTTTTTCTATTGGCGGACGAATGAATAAGTGGGATGACGCATATGATGAAAAGTCAGACACACAAATTAGAGTTATTAAAGAATATGATTTGGTTGAGTTGAGTCTTGTAGATTCCCCAGCAAATCAATTTGCAAACATTGTATCTGTTGAAAAGGTAGACGGAGTAGATGTATTTAAGGGTGACTCAACAGTTTTAGAAAATGTATTTTACGACAAGGCTAATGGAATAGTTTTATCATCTGAGAATGATTCAGAACTTAGTCCAGTAACTGGTGAACAAATGGAAAATATAGGTTTCGTTGAAAAAACGGATAATGAAAAAATAACAATGATAAAATTCTTAGTCGATAGTGCTAAAGGCATTAATACTTCTAAGATTAACAAGGAGGTACAACCTATGACAGCAAACACAGAAACAGTTGCAGAAGTTATTGAAACAGAAGCATCAGTAGAAGTAGCAAAGTCAGAGGTCGCTCCAGAGGTTGATGCAGTAGTTGAAACACCTACAGAAGATATTGTTAAGGCTGATGAAGCCTCAGTATCTGAAGAGATTGCAAAGTCTGAAGAGACTCCTGCAGTTGATGTAGTTGAAGAAGTTACAGAAGTATCTAAATCAGATGAAGCAGTTGTTGACTCAATTGCTGAAATCAAGAACACTCTAGAATCAGCCTTTAGCGATCTAGTTTCAACAGTTAAGTCTTTGCAGGCAGAAGTAGAAATGCTTAAGTCTACAAAGGTTGATGTTGAAACAGCAAAACAATCATTTGAAGCAGTTGCAAAAGACATTGCAGCAGTATCAGGTGAGTTTAATGAATTTGGTAAGCGTGTGGAACTTGTAGAGCAAGACACTGCTTTCCGAAAGTCTGGCGATCTCGGCGAGATAGTACAGAATCAGCCTGAAACG